ACGGGAAACCTGAAACCGAATCTGAAACCGCTTCGGGTTTCTGAGGCAAAATTCTCTCTAACCTATTGAAATTATTGGAGGCGGGTACCGGAATCGAACCGGTCTTCATGGATTTGCAATCCGAATTTTATCATTTTTATTCAATATGTTAAGATGGAAATGAACGTGGGGCGAAGAGGGAACGTTTCGCGAAACGCGGAACCAACCTCTTGTGCGCGTCTTCGCTAGGGTCCCAGCTCTGCCGCTAGCGCCGCAACATTGGGGGGGCGTCAGGATCGCATTCGATGCGGATCAGCATTGGCGGCCCGGCAGCGGCGGTCGCCTCCAGGTGCGGCGCAAGTTCGTCGACATCCATCAGTCGCAGGGCGCCCCCATCGCTGAAGAGGCCTTCGGCTGGATCGCCCAGCTTAATGCCGTCGAGAAGGAGGCCAGTGGCTCCCCACCTGACCGACGCGCCCAACTCCGCCGCACGCATGCCGCTCCGGTGTTCGACGATCTCGATGTCGGCCCGCGTGGACAAGGCCTGCACTCCGACAGCGGTCAGGGCTGGGTGCCAAGCCAATCCCATGTCTCGGCAATTCCATCACGCAGGCCAGTCTTCGCACGCCAACCGAACACTTCTTCCGCCCGACGCACGTCCAGTACAGAACGCGGTACGTCGATGGCGCGGCCCGGCTTGTAGACGGGTACGACTGCGATTCCGGTCGCCTCGACCACGCGCGCAATGATCTCGTTCACCGTCACACCAGCGCCACTGCCAGCATTGAAGGTTCCCTCGACCGACCCCGAAACCGCGGTCACACAAAGCGCGGCAAGGTCGGCCACATGGACGTAATCGCGCAGGATGTTGCCGTCACCCCAGACTTCGATTGCTTCGCCGGCCTTCACTCGTCGCAGGAAGGTCGAGATTACGCCCTGCACACCAACATGCGCCTGACGCGGACCGTAAGGGTTTGAGGCGCGGATGATCACCGGCGAAAGGCCGCGCGTCCTGCGGTACATTTCAAGGTAATGTTCGATGGCGACCTTGACGATGCCGTAGGAGTTGATTGGCCGCAGTGGGTGGTTTTCCGGTATCGGGATGGTTTCTGGGATGCCGTAGACCGTGCCACCTGAGGACAGGAACAGGAGGCGCCGGATTCCAAGGCTCTGCATTGAGTCCAGCAGCCCGATCGTATTCATGAGGTTGTCCTGAACGTCTGTCCGCGGATCGAGATCAGCCGTGCCCGGGAAGGTGGTGCTTACAAGGTGCAGCACAGCTTCAGTGCCCGCCAGCGCATCATTCAGCGCCATCCGGTCCGCGAAGCTGCCGAATCGGTAATCGAGGTCCTTCAGTGACGCACGGAACTGCTCCGGCTGGCGATCAAATACTCGGACCGAATGGCCTTGCCGCAGCAGGGCATCTACCACATGCGATCCGATGAATCCGTTTCCTCCCAGAACCAGAACTTTCATTCTGTCACTCCCCTTGCATCGTCCGGGCAAACCTTCTTGTTTTTCAGAAAACTCTGCAAGGCGCGCCTCGCCTCAGTCACAGCCCTTCTCCGCGCCGCTCTAGTGCTGCCTTCGCGAGCGCCTCGATCTGCCGCACATAGGTCGGCATATCGAAGCGCCGGGCGGCCATTTCGCGGCAGCGGTCTCGAACGCGCTGCAGCATCCCCGGGTCGCGGGCAAGATCCTCGATGCGTCCAGCCATGGCAGCGGTGTCGAGGTAGGGCGCAACCAAGTCCGTTCCCAAACCCTCCTCCGCCAGATGCTCAGCGATACCAGTCGTCCGATCAAAACACAACACAGGCAGGCCGACCGTCAGCGCATCGATTGTTACGTTTGGTAGCGGGTCGAGTCTGCTCGACAGAAGAAACAGATCGGAGAGGCGGTAAGCCGTCTCGATTTCAGCAGTCTGGCGCAGAATAGCGATCTGCCGACCCATGCCGGTGCGCCGGATCTGGTCGGCGAGATAGGCGGAATAGTTCATGTCGGTCTCAGGTGCGTAACCATGCCCGATCCAGACAAAGCGAAACCTTTGCCCTTCGGCGCTTGCCATCACACGTGCGGCGCAGTCGAGGAACAGATCAAGACCCTTGCGTGGATGCACCGTGCCGGCACCCAACACCAAAAAGGGGTCAGGAATGATGCCATCGGGGCGCATGGCAGTGCATAACCAGGCACGTTCGGCGTCCCGAGCTGCGGCATCGGCGTTCCCTGCCGCAGGAGGAACGGTGCTCTTGCCCTGCGGTATGACATGCAACCGCGCGTCTTCCGGAAGATAGGCCAATGTTCGCGCATCCTCAAGCGTGAGTTCGGTAGAGAACACCGTGTCGTCGGACAGGGCGACGACCTCGGCGAAAAGCGATCGCGGCAGGGTGTAGGCCGCAAACTCGTGCACCAAGCTGATTGTTGGGACTCCTGCTCGCCTCAACGGCCCCAGTGCCGCGACCGACTCGAGACTGTTGACGATGGCAAAGCACAGCCCGTGGCGGCGCGCCGCCTCGGCAACAAGCTTGGTGTAGGTCTTACCGTCGCGGGAGTAACGCGCGGGCACAATCACTTCGGTTGCATGCTTCTGGAACAGTGGCCTCAACTCACCGTCGCGCAGGGCGAAGACGATGACGTTGTAGCGTGCCGATAGTGCCTCGCAGAGGTTCAGCGCCAGGATCGGGGCACCGGTGCGGCTGGCGTCGTGCGTTACGATCATTATTGAGGGCCTTGCCGTATTGGACGGTCGTCCCGCATGTCGCGCGGCGCCGGAATTTGCAGTCGACCCATGTACGGTATGATCGGACCCAACGGCGCGCAGCGACCGTTCCGGGTCGCGCTTGACCGCGCTCTTTGCCATTCGGGTCGCCATCCGGGCCGGTAGCGGAGGTGAGGCGCGCGTCAGCGCCGACAGAGCATAAAAGGATGCCAATGCTCTGAGGGTCCGAAAGGGATGACTGCGCGTTTCAGCTAAGGCCGAACGAAGGTCTGAGCGCTCTGCAAGGAGGGCGTCGCGGTCCGCATCCAACCGGAGCATGGCGGCGGCCAGAAATCCTGCGTCTTCCCGAGGTTGAGCTGTGGCTGTCGCCATAGCGTGGGGCAAGCACCAAAGTCCCGGACCCGAGGCTAACAGAAAGGCCAACGCCCATCCGGGGCTGTCTGTCGCGTCAAACCAGTCGGGCAGATGGGCCACGGCAGCCCTGTGAAAGACAAGACTGCCGAGTGCCACGTCGGACCGGGAAGCAAGAAGCATTTCCGCGGTTAGATATTCGGGTTTGACGCCCAGTCGACATGCCCCTTCAACCCCAGCCACTGGGTGAAGGCACCCGCCCGCCTTAGGGTTACGGTCGAGCCAGTCGACCTGCTTGACCAGTTTGAACGGGTCGATCAGCTGAAGATATGGATCGATCACGGCGATCATTTCGCCGTTTGCGCGTGTTGCGGCGAGTCGGATCGCCGCAGCCGCGCCGCGGGTATGGGGAAGCAGCACTGCCCCAGGAACAGGTGCCGCCCCTTCCGACACTCCGGCCTGGCTGGCGATGAGCAGTTCATTCGCAAACGGAAGGTTCTGGCCGCGCAACTCGGTCAGGCACCGCATCACCGCGTCCGAGTCGGTACCGCTCAGGATGCAGATGCTAAGCTTCAAAGCGCGCTCCGTTTCTGGACCCTGGAACCATGCCCGTGCTGCCAAGAGCGGGCCCCGACCGAGCCTATAGCAGAAAGGGATTACTGCGCCACGGCGAAAAATCTGCCGAGCCCGACCCGCGCGCCTTGCTTGCCGACCGGGCTGACGACCGATATCAGGCTTGAGTCGATCCGGGGAGGACTTGCCGTGCCCAATCGCCAGAACACGCCAAGCGACCTGCGACCCCTGACGTCCCTGCGTTTTGCCGCGGCGTTCATGATTCTGCTGCACCACACCCAAGGCCTGTTCCCCTGGGGCGAGTTCGCGCGCGTGGGAGTTTACTCGCAGGGTGTGAGCTTTTTTTCGTTCTGTCGGGCTTTATCCTGACGCATGTCTATTCGGCGCGTCCGACCGGCACCGGGCGGTTCCTGCTGGCCCGGGCCGCGCGGCTCTGGCCGGTGCATCTGGTGACGCTGGTCCTCGTCTTTGTCCTTCTGCGCCCGGATTCGCGCCAGCTTCCGGGCGAGGGGTTCTTCGATCCCCGCCTTGTGCTGGTGGCGAACATCCTCCTTCTGCACAGCATCGTGCCGTATGTGAACTATGTGTTCTCCTGGAACTCACCGTCTTGGTCGATATCGACGGAGTGGTTCTTCTACTTGATGTTTCCGCTGCTGCTGAAGGACATCCACCGGACCTGGCCGTGGAAGCTTGCGCTGTTCGCCGCCATTATCGGGGCCTATGGTGCCCTGTTCGCTCTGTTCGAAATCCCGGCCTATTCGGATCCGCAGGACCTGAGCGTGATGTTCCTTGCCTATTCCTCGCCACTGTTCCGCGGTTTCGAGTTCGTGCTGGGAATGGCGTCGTATGTGATGTGGCAGACACTCAACAGGCGCGTGATCGGGCGGGCGGCTGCGACTGGTCTGGAAACCGCAGCCGTGCTGGTCATCGTCTGGTGGGCGCTGTCGGGCTTCTGGGCTGGCCAGGCACTGGCGCAGGGTTCAGTTCTGGCCGAGCAGTGGTACAAGAGTTCTGCCTCGTGTCTGGTCTGCGCCGGGCTGATCGTCGCTGTCGCTGCGGGACGCGGTCCGCTGGGGTGGCTGTTGTCGCGCCAGCCGCTGGTCTGGCTGGGCGAGATCAGTTTCTCGCTGTACATGGTGCACCAGATCATCATGAAGGCGTTTTTCCTTGCCGCGGTCGAAAGCAGGATCGAGCCGGCTTCGCCGCTTGTGGTTTTTCCAGTCTGCATTCTTGCAGGGGCGGCATTGCATCATTTTGTGGAAAAGCCGGCCCGCACGGCGATCCTGCGCCGGGCAGCACCTGCAAAGCGGGACTGAAACCGCCGCGCGCCATCCTTGCACTGACCCTTTGCGCCGGTTGGCACTGCTGGCACAACATCCAGACCTGAAGCATGGCGGAGCAAAGAAATGACTCAGAATGTCGAAAGCGACCTGATTTTCGATTTGGGTTTGCACAAAGGCTTCGATGCAGAGTTCTACCTGAACAAGGGCTTCCGTGTGGTGGGGATCGAAGCCGGCCCGCGCCTGGCCGAGTTGTGCAGGGACAGGCTTGCCGCCTTCGGCGCGAGGCTCACCATCATAAACAAGGCGCTTTATCATGAGCCGGGGCGGAAGGTGGCCTTCTACACGGTGCCGGGCAAGGACGATTGGGGCAGTCTGGACCAGGCCACGGCTCAGAAGGGTGTGCAGCAGAGCGTACGGATCGAAGTCGATACCATAGACTTGGCCTCGCTGTTCGATGCCCATGGCGTGCCGCATTACCTGAAATGCGATCTGGAAGGTGGAGACGCGATCCTTCTGGATCAATTGACGCGCGACCAACGGCGCCCGCGCTCTGTTTCGGCAGAAATGAGTGCCGGGAACGAAGGTGCACTACTGGTTGCTTGCGGCTACAGCCTGGGACAGATCGTCAACCAGTGGATGCATTCTTTCAAGCAGCCGCCCAAACCGGCCCGCGAAGGGACATTCGTGCCGGTCCAGTTCACAGGCGAAATGAGTGGTCTGTTCGGGCGTGAGCTTCCTGCGGCGAAATGGCGGCCTATGACCGAGATTGACGGCATCTACCGCCGCTGGAAGGACCTGCACGATATGGACGAGGATCTTGCGCCCGGCTGGCTGGACCTGCACGCCGCGTATCCTGACGCCCTGACGGCGCATGTCACACCCGGGGGCTGACCCAGAGTGTGACATCCGTTCTCAGCATCAGCCGGGCTTACGCAGGATCAGGACGTCCTGAAAAGACGGGAACCTGCGGCGAACCTCGGCGATCTCGAATAGACGTGACCAGGTAGTACGTATATAATCCAGCTTGTAGAACACGTTGGATGAATAGGATCGGTCCGACCGCCAGCGCAGTACCATCCGGTCTCCGACGAAAGCGCGGGTTGCGTCAAGCTTCGTTGCCGCTTCGGGGTGCAGCATCACCGGGTTCCAGAGCGGCCAGTCGGGCGTCATGTCCTGCAATGTCAGTTCGCTGTGCACTGTGATCCAGGCGATCCCGCCCGGGCGCAGAATGCGGCGCAGTTCCATCAGCCAGGCGGTCTCGAGCGCCTCGATGTGCGTGAAGACGCTGTAGGCCGAGACGATATCCACCGAGTTGTCGGGCAGAGGCAATGTCGGGATCGAGTGGTTCTGGAACACGGTGCAGCCGGGTGGAAGGTGGCGGTTGCACCATTCCACATGCAGGCGGTTGATGTCACAGCCGAGCGCGCGCATCCCGGGCCGCTCCAGGGCCATGTGCCGCAGCAAACGGCCCGAGGCACAACCGAGATCGAGAAAGCAGCCCGGATCGGCCACGCCATGGGCAGCAGCAGCCTCCAGAAGGTAGCGGGCATCCAGCAGGCCGCTGGCCCAGTAGCTGAAATGATCGGGGCCGTAATAACCCTCGCGGTCGGCGGTCTCGGGCAAGGGCCAGGTGTCACGCTTCAGAGCGGCGCTGTAACCGAGGCTATCCCAGTCAACCAGCCGCGCGTCGGTCGCACGATGCGCGGCGGCGGGTGCAAGCAGGGAGAAGGCAGGCTCTACGTCCGAGTTGAGGCAGACCAGATTCTCCCAGACAGGGGTCTGAGCTGGCGGAGCGTCCACGGCGCGCGGCCGGACCACCGCGGTCGGTACGGCTACCTCCGCCGGGCTGGGCGGCGGCTCCCGTCTGCCCACGAGACGGTCGATCAGATTGCGTCCGTCTGAACTCATCGGGTTGTCCTCTTGTTCTGGCCCTTGGGCGCGTTCGCGACTGGCGTCCTCCCGCCGGAGATACTTTTCGAGATGGGGAATTGTCACTGCTGCGATGTTCGGGTCGGGCACATGGTCGAACACCTGCACGGCACCGCGCCAAGCCACGCCGAGGACCTGCATCGTGTTGAACAGCCGCGTCTGGAAGCCCGCGTCGCGGAAGATGGCAAGCCCAGCTTCGACATGCGGCGAGGTCAAGTCATGGAAGACGACAACCGCATCCGGTGCCAAATGCGGCAGAACCCCGCACGCGTCGTCAGCCGGGGCAGTACCGTCATGCGAGCCGTCGATGAAGGCGAAAGACCAAGGTTCGGGGCGGCTGGCGCGCACCTCGGGCAGGATCGCGGGCGAGAATCCGCCCCAAAGGCGGTAGCTACCCCCATCCTGCACCCGGTCGAGCGCTTCCGATACTTGCCGAAGGCGCACCTCGCGCAAGAACTCCGGGTCAATGCAATCAAGCTCCAGTCCCGCTGCCAGCAGATGCGCTGCGGTCCAGCCGTAATGGCTGCCGATTTCCAGCCCGCGCCGCCCGGCGAACTGGCGGGCAAGCGCCCAAAGGCAGGCGGCCTCCTCGACCGAGGCGTTGCCGGTCACATAGGGCGTGTCGTTGCGTATGTCAGACCGCCAGACATGTGGCACCTCGGGGCGCAGATACGGCCAGTTCACCGCCCAGGGATTTTCGGCTCGGGCGTCGGGGAACTGGCCAAGCAGGTCGGGCGGGTCAATGCCCGGCGGAAGATAGTCGTAACGTTCGATCTCGACGTTCTCGTCCGGTTCGACCTTGACCGCGCCGCGTCCGGTGTAGTCGATCGACCAGAGCATGGGTCGGAGGTAGCCGCTGGCGGTGTCCGCGAAATACTCGTCGACCGCTCGCTTCGCGCCTTTCCAATGGCCATAGTCGTCGATGATCATGATTCCGCCCCGCGTCAGGCGCGGGTAGAGGTGGCGCAACTCGGCCATGGTGCTGTCGTAGAAGTCGGTGTCGAGGCGCAAGAGAGCGATGCGCAGGGTCTGGACCCGCGGCAGCGTCTCAGCCACGTCGCCCTCGACAAGACGCACCAAGCGCATGTCGTAGCCGGTCTGCTCCATTGCGGTCCGCACCGCCTCGATCGGCGCCTCGGCGCGCACCAGTTCGGCAACCTCAGGCCCGTGGGAGCCCTGCATCAGATCGGACGCAGCCACGCCGTTGAGGTCCAAGTCGTGGGGGCCCGGCGAACTCATCCCCGAGAAGGTGTCGAACAGGAACAGCTCGCGATGTGCCTCGCCGCGCGCCAGCAGCGTCAAGGCGATCAACATCGATGAACCGCCCCGCCAGACACCGCATTCGACGAAACCGCCCGGAATGCCGTTGTCCACAACCGTGTTCACCGCAGTCCACAGCGCAAAGCCGCGTTCGACGGTGGTCATTGTGAAGGGCTGCACTCGCGCCCAAATGGCCGCGAACTCGGGATTGGCGGACGGATCTAGCGTTGGGGTCATCATGCATTCCCTGCGGTCCGTGGTGTGGGGCAGAGGCCCGTCTGCGCCAGTCAACACGAAAACCCACATAGCAGGAGGGGCCTTTGTCGTGCAAGGCCGCCGCCACACGGCGCTTGTACAGATGGGAGTAACCCATTACACGAAACCCGAATGCGGTGAAGGCAGCAACTGCAAGCTTCCGTTGCCCCGAGCGGACGACAATCGATAAGCGGTATGAGTTTCGTGGACCCAAACGACGATATTTCCGTATTGCGCGCAGCCCTCGCCGAGCACGAGCGTAAGAGCCGCAAGACCAATTGGCTTCTGCGGCAGCTTGCGGGGAAGGTACGTGACTTTCCACGAGATGTGATCGCGCGCTACCGCAACTCTCGTCGCAAGCGCCGCGAGCGTACCTCGATTGGTCGCGTGATGGGCGACGCACGCGAGGCTGCGGCTCCGACCGGGGCTCTGGCGCCGAGCGCGACGCCCAGACCGCTGTTCTTCCAGGTGCATCCCGAGTGGCATGAGACCTATCTTGCGGCAGTGACACGCGAGTCCAACGCCCGTGCGACACAGGCGGAGATGGAGAGTTTCTGTGGTTCGGCCGAGATGTATGCCCTCATCGCATGTGCCGCGCAGATCGAGCCTGAGGTGGGATCGCTGAACGGATACGAGCCGGGTTTCCTGCCACCCTGGCATGATGGCGAATATGCCCATTTCCGCAAGGCTGTAGCGTCTATTCCGGCAGGCCCCTACGACTCGGTTGTGCTCGTCCCTTTCGGCAAGCTCGGCGGAGCAGATCTGGTGGCCGGGATTCTGGCCGGGGCACTGGTGCGGCAGGGCCGCACCTTGATCCTGCGGACCGACCTGTCCGACTGGGACCGGCCCGACTGGTATCCCGATACGGCCCCGGCCATCGACATCTCGGCCGAATTCTCGAAGCTGTCGGACCGGCCGCGTGCTCTCTACATGCTGCTGCGTGAACTCGGTGCGAGGCGCGTTTGGAATGTGAATAGCCGTCTCGGCTTCGATATGCTCGTGCATTACGGTGCGCGCCTTGCAGTACAGTCCCAACTATATGCCTATTATTTCTGTGCCGACCGGGACTCCGCGGGAAACGAGGTGGGCTATCCGGTCTGGTACTTCGCCAACATTCTGCCGCATCTAACGGCGGCTATCTTTGACACCGCCGATCTCGCGCGGTCTCTTACGGGGCGGTACAGTCTACCCGACGATCTCGCCGCACGGGTTCGAACCGTTTACACGCCAGCTCTGACCCCGGTGGCAGATGGTACGCTTGCTAAAGTGCAGGCTGACCGCCGTGCTGGCCGATTGCGGCCCCGGGTCCTCTGGGGCGGGCGTCTCGACCGCCAGAAGCGGTTCGACATCGTAATCGACCTGGCGCGAGCGATGCCCGACGTTGATTTCGATGCTTGGGGTAAAGCGGTCCTTGACACGCCACCGGACCTGTCGGGTCTGCCCCCGAACTTGCGACTGAACCCGCCCTTCTCGAAGTATGCCCAGCTGCCCATGAAGGATGCCGACGGCTGGCTGTACACTTCTGACTGGGACGGCCTGCCGACAATCCTGATCGAGCTCGGAGCGATGGGTATGCCGATCGTGGCCAGTGCCGTAGGGGGTGTGCCGGAACTCATCGACAGCAGGACCGGATGGCCGGTCGATCCGGAAGCGGGCCTCGCAGGCTACGAGGCGGCGTTGCGGTCGATGCTGGCGGACCCCGGTGCGCGCCAAGAGCGTGCCGCAGCACTGCAGCGTCGCATCGCAGCCAACCATGATGGTACCACCTATGACCGGGCCGTGGCGGAGATCGGATCATGAGCGCTGCTTCGAGCGATCCTGTCGATATCACCGTTATCATTACCGCGCATCGTGAGGGGCTGATCGCCGCACAATCGGCCCGCAGCGCCGAGGCGGCTATGGCCGAGGCGGCCGCGAATAGTCTGAACGTCGAGATGGTTGTAGTGCTCGACCGGGCCGATGAATTGACTGCTCGTGTTCTGCGGTCCGCACTCGGTGATCGCGCCCGCTTTCTGGCCACGGACGAGGGCGACCCAGGCGGCGCGCGCAATCGCGGGGTGGCCGCCGCAGTCGGCCGGACAGTTGCTTTCCTCGATGCAGATGACCTGTGGTCGCGCAACTGGCTTGTAGCGGGGCACGCGCTCATCGAGGCACGGCCTGACGTTGTGGCCCATTCCGCGTGCAATCTGGTGTTCGGGCGCAAGCGGTTGCTGTGGTGGCACACCGATTCCGAGACCGCGCTCTTTGATGCGGCTTATCTGAGCTGGACCAATTGCTGGGACGCGCTGACGATCGCACGGACCGACCTCCACCTCCGCTTTCCGTTCCGTGCCAATGACCTGCGGCTGGGATTCGGGCACGAGGACTGGCACTGGAATGTCGTAACGCTGCAAGCGGGTTTCCCACACAAACCTGTGCCGGGTACAATGCATTTCAAACGTGCGCGTAGCGGATCACAGATGGAGTTAGTGAACCGCGTGTCGGGCGTCCCTTGGCCTGACACAGACCAAGTCAGCGGGTAAGCTGTTGGGATGCAGAGCAGGTGGCTCGATCAATCGAGAATGCAGCCAAGTCTACTGTTCCGCATCAAGAGGGTTGGCCGAGTCCCAACGATTGATGTAGGATGCCGCGCAGTGATCCCGGCGCGGTCCAATTTGGTCCAATACACGACCCGTATTGATTGACTTTCGGAAACGCGGGTGGAGAGTGTCCGGCCTTCTGTGTATCTGTGATCTGGTCCATGCTTCCTGAGAGGAGCAAGGACAATGACGATTTCGAACGAACTGCTGGACGAATTGCTGAAGGGCTGCAAGCGGCCTGAAGACCTGTTGGGCGACTCAAGGCTGATGAAGGAACTGAAGGTCCGGCTGATGGAGCGCATGCTTGGGGCCGAACTGACGGCGCATATGGGCTATGTCGATCATCACCGGCTTCGGAACAGCCGCTTCTGCCGCCATACCTTCCATCATCCGGGCAAAGATACCCTTGTCGCCCCACCGCTTCCATCGGTTGTAGAGAGTCTTCGGCGGGCCATACCCGGGGCGCATCACACCACCGCAAACCATTGCGATTGATGAAGATAATCCCGCTCAGCACCCGTCGGTCATCGACGCATGGCTTGCCATGGCTCTTGGGAAAGAAGGGTTCCAGACGCGCCATCTGCGCGTCCGTCAGCCAGAAAAGGTTGCTCATTGCTCGGTCTCCTTGCCGAGTCTGAATCATGCCGACAGAGCAAGTTCAATGGGTCCTGACCCTAGGGATCACGTGATGGTAAGCGGAGTCGACCCGGTCTCAGAGTTTATTGATGACTTTCGGAGAAGTGGCTTGGGGCAGCTTGGTGCTGCCGGGTAGTTGGGGATTCAACCGGGAAAGAAACTCAGTTGAATGGATAACCCGCCCCGAAGTGCTGGCCTCTTAATCGCGTTCCGAAACCTGAGTCACAAATCCCTCAATCCTCTCCCCCAGCCAGCCCATCACGTTGACCGCCATGCTGTTGCCCAGCGCCTTGTAGCGTGGCCCGTCTGGGGTCCAGTTCCGGCGGCGCCAGGGAACGTCGGTGTAGTCGTCGGGGAAGCCCTGCAGGCGCTCGCATTCGCGCGGTGTGAGCCGCCGGACCGCCCAGATCAGCGGGTCAGCCTCCTGCGCCACATAGCTGCGGGACGACCCACCGGACGCGGCGCGGAGGTTCGCCGTGTCGTGCGGGCCCTCCAGCATGGCACCGCCGTCGCGGCCACGCAGATCGAAGGCCACCGCTTGCGGGACGGTCCGGGCCTCGAGCGTGTAGGCCGCGCCATCCTGGCGGAACCCGGCCCCATCCGGCCCGGCGGCGAGGTTTTCGCTGACGGCGCGTTCCTGCATCGCGATGGCGATCTGACCGCCGCCGTTGGCGTGGCTCGCGGCGTGGCCCATGGCCCGGAGGGTTGGGGCGGTGTCGCCTGCGTCGGCGCCGTAGTCCTTGGCGGAGAAGGCGATGGGCACCAGCGGCGTGCCGCGCCCCGTCCCATCTTCGCTCGCGTCGAACCCGGTCCCTCGAAGCGCATGAGCGACGGCGATGATCCCGACATTGTCCTCGGCCCTCGGCAGCTTGGCATCCCGCGCGGCCAGCGCGCTTGACACCGCCGGGATCAGCCCGCCGTCGAGATCGAAGTCGGTACCAAGCCCGCCACCGCCTGAAGGGCGCGCTGCAAGGGTGGGGGCAGCGTCTTGCCGCGACCGACGGCCCGGCGGAGGATTCCCGCGCAGGCTTTCGGCGTCAAGAAGAACCGCCGCGGCAGGTCGCCAGTCTCCAAGATATCCGACAACGAACACACGTCGCCGCCGTTGGGGAACGGCGCCGGGGAAGCGGCATGTTCGCACGTATTGAGCGTCCAGCACTCGGGTCAGCCCAGCCATACCCGAGTTCGCCCAGACCCCCGAGGAAGGCACCAAAATCCCGTCCCTTGCCCGATGACAGGACACCGGGCACGTTCTCCCACACCAGCCAACGGGGCCGGTATCGGTCAGCCACGCCCAGATAGACGAGGGCCAGGTTGCCGCGCGGATCGTCCAGTCCCTTTCGCAATCCGGCGACGCTGAAGGACTGGCAAGGGGTTCCACCAACGAGAAGATCGAAAGCTGCATCGGGCCAGGTCCTGTAAGCTTCGAGATCGCCGAAGTTCGGGGTGAGGTTCGGAGTGCCTGGAAGGGGCAGCCCGGCGACGGCCTTGATCGCGGCCATCCGCTTGCGCCGTTCGACAAAGCCGGGGGCAGCGGCGGGGTCCGGCATGAACATCGGTCGCGTCGCGCGCTGGCGGTGCGCCAGCACATGACAGGCGAAGGGGTCGATCTCGGAAAAGGCTGCCGGCCGCCAGCCGAGCGGCTTCCAGGCGACGGAGGCCGCCTCGATCCCGCTGCAGACGCTGAGATAGGTGAAGGGCTTGGTCATCCCGGGCCTCGATGATGGGAAGGGCCGCATGCGCAAACGCCCCCCCGGCGGAACCGAGGGGGCGCTGTGATGCGGAGCGGATGTGCTTGCGGGTAGGTCAGAACCCGCTTTTCTGGATGCCGTGGCGCAGGGTGCCGAGGCCGATGGCGTTCATCACCACGAGCATCCAGTCTTCACCGAGGGCCACGCCGGGGACGTCCAGGCCGAGGCCCTTCTCCAGTACGACGACCGCCAGCAGGGCGGCCATCACGAGGTAAGTCTTGTATCCGTCGATTGTGGACAACATCAAAGTCTCCTTTCAGGGCGCGGGTGCGCCAGGCCCGTCGGCACCGCGCCGCGGGTTAGGGTCGGGTCAGGGAAGGGCGGGGGTTGTTGGGCGGACCTAAATCCAGCCCGAGACGCGAAAGCCCGGGCAGGCTTTCGCGGCATAGTCGTTGTGGCCGGTCACCCTGGCGATCTGCGTCCGGTTGCGGATATCGGCGATCAGCGCACGCAGCGTTCGTGCCTGCGCCGAGTTGAAGTGCTCGGCGAACTTGTCGTCGGCATCGGCCCCGTGCCCGCCGATCAGGCAGATGCCGATCGTGCCGCGGTTGTGGTCCACGACATGCGCGCCGATGTCGGTCTCGAGGCGGCCGGGTGCGCGCTGGCCGTCGAAGTCGATCAGCCAGTGGTAACCGATATTGCGCCAGCCGCGGTCCTGCATGTGCCAGCGCCGGATTTCCGCGCGCTTGGCAGTGAGGGACGAGGCGCCCAGCCAGTCCGGCCTTGTGGCGCTGCAGTGCAGGATGATCTCGCGCACAGGGTATCGGGCAGCACCCTGGAGGATCATCGGGGGTTCGATCATCGGTCGTCTCCATGAAAAAGCCCACCAACGGCGGGCGGGGTGTAGAACTGGAAAGCGGGTGCGGTTCAGAGGATCAGGAACAGCACCACGCCGCAGGCGAGGGCGACGAGCCAGACCCGGCCCTCGCGGCGGAGAAGGGCGGGCAGGTCACGACTGCGCATCGTCGTCCTTCCGGCCGGTATCGGTATTGCTGGGGCGGGTCCTGGCAGTGTCGGCACGCCGGGCGCGGAAGATGTCGATGATCAGCCCCGAGATCGACATGCCGCCGATGCCGACGACGAAGCTCGAGAACCCGGCGCTGTCGCCGCCCGGGGCCAGCTTGCCGATCACCGGCTCGAGGATCGGGGCGACGAGCGGGCCAAGGTAGACGGCGCAGATGGAGCCGACGAGCAGCGACAGCACGCCGTCGCGCCAGTGCTCGCGCAGGGTCACCCAGCGCACGATTCCGCCCAGCGCTCCGGCGAGGGCGGCCTTGCCCGGCTCGGTCCAGAGCCAGTTGATCAGATCAGGGCGTTCGGTCATGGGCGTCTCCTTCGGGAAGGGATAGGGCAATCGGTCATGCCGCACGCAGCCAGACGGCGGTTGCGGGTCCTGCGTTGATCTCGCTTGAGACGAAGGCCCAGCTGGCGGGCGCGGCACCCGCATAGGTCAGCGTCCGGCGCAGCACCTTGCGGGCCGTCGGGACGATGGCCCCGCCGTTGATGTCCGGGGTCGCGGTCGCGGCCCAGGCGGAGAGCGTGGCGGTCGAATTGTGCCGCACACCGATCCAGTAGACCGTGCCCCGCCGCAGGGTCAGCGACACCGTCGCCAGTTTCGTCCCGGTGGCCGAGCAGTCCAGATCGCCGGTCTCGGTCAGGCGCTGGTCGGGGCGGCCGTTCGCGTCGGAGGTATAGATCGCGATCTTTGCCAAGGCCGAAGCGACTGCCCCGGTGCAGTTGATCGCCAGCCGGTCGAGCGTCACGTCGGCGCGCGGGCTGAAGGGGAACAGGTCGAACTGGTTGGCCACGCCCGCAAGCGTGCCGGGTGCCGCCCCACCCGCGCCGCTGGTCGTCAGCAGGAAATCCCCCGCGACCGGTGAAAGCCAGGGGATATCCTCGTCCGCCAGGGAGCGTGTGATCCCGCCGAGCCGCGCGCGCAACTGCCCGGCGGTGCTGTTCAACCAGACGAACCCGTCGGCGGGAGACGCCGGATCGGCGGCGAGACCGTCAAGTGCCAGGCCCACGGGGAAACGGACGCGGCCCGAGGTCCGGTCCGCGATCATTGCGTCGTAGAAGGTCGATCCGTTCGGGCTGACCTTGAGCGTGAAGTCGTCCGATCCGCCGGTGCCGAAGATCGCCCGCGTGCTGAATCCGGTCTGGAACACGAGGAGCGCATCGTTCGCCGCCGCCGCCTTGTTCAGCACCATCTGGAACGAGGTTCCGGCGTTGTTGAACAGGGCTGCAGGCGCGTTGACCGACAGCCGGTTGGTGGCGTCCGGGGTTGCCCCGCCGAGGCCGAGGCGGTTCAGGACAGCGTTCGCCGCCGGGTCGAGAGTCCAGACCGTGCCGCCGCCCGACACGACGATATCGCCCTTGTCGCCGTCGGAAATGCCGCCGCCGACCGGCGTCCAGGCGGTACCGTTCCAGACGTAGAGGCCTGCGTCCGCCACGCTCCAGGCGACCCAGCCGCGCCGGGGCACGAGGCGCAGCCATGCGCCGTCGGTCCAGAAGGCGACATTGAGGTCCCAGCCTGTCCAGAGGCCCGTCGCACCGCTGGCCACGATATAGCGGTCGCCGTCTGTCGGAGATCCCGGTGGCGTGGTCAGAACGCGGCTCAGGACGCCGATCTGTACCATCCCGTCGAGGAGGCGCAGGGCGTCGTTGTGGGTGACGTGCTTCTGCGCCTGCGCCGACAGGATTTGCGGCAGCGCGAGGTTGCTGGTCGGGTTCGGCATGGGAGGCCCCCTCAGGTGAACAGGGTGACGATTGCAGGCGTGCCTCGCCCGAGCCGGGCGGATAGCTGGTAGATGCGGACGGTGAAGGACTGGCCGGGTCCGAGGACCGCGCCGAAGTCGGCGATCTGCGCTGCGGCGCTGTAGAGGGTGGAGGTCGTGCCTGAGGAAAGCGTGCGCTTGAGGGCCGCGCCGTCCCGGATTTCCACCTCCCAGGCCTCCACCGTCTCGGCCAGCGGCGGCTCGCCGATTTCCCAGGAGTCGGAGGACAGATCGCGCGAGCGCCGGACCCAGCGGATCGTCAGGTCGCCCGGCACCCGCCCGGTGCGCCAGGGCTGCTCGATATTCACCGGGGCGAAGGGCACGAGGCCGCGCCCGGCAGGGGTGAACGCCTGGCCCGTGTAGGTCGGATCGCTGACGCCGCGCGAGGCCGGGCCAACGCGCCAGTTCCAGGCCAGCCCGATCTCCGCCTCGGCGATGGGCAGCGGGACGATCAGATCGTCCAGCGCCACGATCCGCGCGCCCACGGGCGCGGGGTTGCCCATCGCAGTTTCCGTGCCGCGCTGCCCGCGCAGGAACCGCGAGAGCCTGTAGCGCCCCGGCGAGACCAGCTCGGCGGTCGCAGCCTGGAGGATTTCCCAGGTGCCCGGCCCGCTTTCCAGGGCGAAGGCGTTCGCCCCGCCCAGCACATCGAGATCCGTCACGCTGCCGAGCGTGCCATAGGTCAGATCGACCAGCACCGAGTTGCCCAGATCGAAGATGCTCACGGGGCCGGGATAAAAGTCCGAGGCAAGCTTGCCCATTCGCGCGCGACCGTCGACGCCGGTCAGAAAGGCGAAGCTGTCCAGCGCCGGGCTGCGATACACGCCCAGCGCGCCCGGCCACGGGGCGGCATCGGCGGCGAGATACGGGCGATGCGCGGGCACGTCCTCGCGAAGCTGTGGCAGGTCCATGAATTCGACCACAGGCGCGCCGAACACCACCGGGCGCGCGATGGATGCCAGGCGCGGCTCGCCCGGCGGCAGATCATAGGCCTCGCGGTCCTGCCGGACGCAGTCCAGCGTCCGGGCATCCGCATCCGCCGTCTGGGCGATCCGCATCTGCAGCGTCCGCCCGTCGATCACAAGGCCGACCACGTCGCAGGGGTCGAGGGCAAGGCGCGACGGCGGCAGCCGGAAGGTCGCCGTCTCGCGCCCCACCCAGGCCTTGACCAGCGCGCGGCGGCAGCGGCGTTCGGCCTCCCCCGGTGGCACGGCAATCGCGAAGGCCTCGGCGGCGATCCGGGTGCTGTCGACCGTGATCCTGCGGGCCTCGACGATGGCGGCGTCATAGTCCTCGTCGGCCCGCGCGATGGTCCATTTCAGCGCCTGCGGCAGTTCGGATTCCTGCGCGCGGACGATTTCCAGCGGCTCGGCCGACCCCTCGTTTCCTGGGCCCCCGCCGCCCGCGACCATTCCGTCGGGCGTGACCGACAGCGCAGGGGCCCGGCCCCGCATGACGAAGCGAAGCTTGCCCTCACTCTCGACCGCGTCGAACCCGAAGTGGCGCGCCAGCACGTCGATCGAGGTCCGAGGGCTTTCGAGTGCGGAGATCACGTAGCCCTCGACCGCGCCCCAGAGGCCGGAGACGTCGATGAGCGCGGCGGACAGGCCCGCCCGCGTGCAGAGTGCACGGACCAGCGCCGCCAGCGACACCGCGCCGAGCCGCCCGGTCAGCCAGTGCCCGAGCCGCCAGTTGGCCCCGTCCGCCCAGATATTCGACAGCGCCGGGAAGAAGGGATAGGGTCGGGCATCCCAGGTCCAGGCGGCGCATTCCGCCAGATTGAGCATCGGCGCGCCGTAAATGCCCGAGGTCGGGTTGTTCGCGGCATTGCCCCACCAGAGCCACGAGGCTTCCAGATAGGCGCGCTGGATCGCGTCGTCGCGCCAGCCCCGCGAGAAGTGTGGCGCGAAGGATTCCGAGGATTTCGGATCGACGAACACGTTGGGCTGGTTGCTGCCCCGGTCGATGGCCGGGCAGCCGATCTCCGTGAACCAGATCGGTTTCGATTGCGGCACCCAAGGAGTGGGCGATCCGCTCTCGGTCCCGCCGGGCCGGTTATGGTGCTGGTTGCTCCACCAGCTGCGGATATCCTTGTAGCGGAAGACCCAGGGCTTGCCGAAGCCTGCGTCGGTGATCGGGGTGCGAACCTGCCCAGCGCGGGCGGCGTCAGAGGCGTAGAACCAGGCGAAGCCCTCGCCCCCCGCGATGTTGCCCTGCAGATAGGCGCGGTCGTGGATATCCGGCGAGGCGAGGGCGTCGAGGTGCTGGTCGCCGTCGCGCCAGTCCGAGAGCGGCATGTAGTTGTCGATCCCCACGAAGTTGACGTTCGCATCGGCCCAGAGCGGGTCGAGGTGAAAACACACGTCGCCCGTGCCGTCCTGCGGCTGGTGGCCGAAGTATTCCGACCAGTCGGCGGCATAGCTCAGTTTCGTGCCAGCCCCGAGGATCGCGCGCACGTCGGCCGCCAGCGTCTGGAACGCGGCGACCGCCGGATAGGTGCCGGCAGCACTCCTGATCTGGGTCAGACCGCGCATCTCGGTGCCGATCAGGAAGGCATCGACCCCGCCCGCCGCCGCGCAGAGGTGGGCGTAGTGCAGGATCATCCGCCGCAATCCCCAGTCGCTCGGCGTTCCGGTGAAGGTCACCGTCGTGCCCGACACTGAGAACTGCGTCCGCAAGGCTGATCCGAAGAAGGCCGCGACCTGCGTCACGGCCCCGGCGGTCTTGTCCGGCGATCCCGCGTAACCGGCGGCAGGCGAGCAGGTGATGCGCCCGCGCCAGGGGAACACGCTTTGCCCGACACCGGCGGCGCTGGCGCTGTAGGGGTTGGGCTTCGTGTTGCCGGGTGGAATATCCATCATGACGAACGGGTAGAAGGTCACCCGCTTGCCCCGTGCCCGAAGCTCCTGAATGGCCTGCACGATGCTCGCGTCCGAAGGCGTGCCGCCGTAGACCGGACGCCCGTCGATCTGGGTCACAACGCCATAGGACGCGCGCGGCAGCCCGCCGACCGACTAGGCGGGCGTGGTGGTCTTTGCCGCCACCTCGACCTTCGGCTTTACCGTGCAGACGCCCGCGCGCAGATCATCGCCGAACCAGGCCGAGACCAGCGAGACGCTTTGCACCGCCGGCGCCAGCGCGGAGAGGCGATCCAGCGAGACGTCAAGGTCCGGCACATCGGCGAGCGCATTGCAGTTCTCCGCGCCCGCCCCGTCCCGCCGGATCAGGCTTGTCGCATAGGCAGCCTCGCCCGAGGCTGGAATCAGCGTCACGGCACCGACCAGCCCCTCGGCGGTATCGGCCTCAGCCAGCGGGCGGAACACCTCGAAGGACAGCTGCGGCAGGCGGTTGCCGTAGCGCTCCAGCGCCAGCTCTTCGAAGACCACATAGGCGGTGCCGCGATAGGCAGGCGTGACGGCGGCTCCCATGCGCACGACGATCAGCGGGTCTGGGCCTTGCGTGTCGCTGCCGGGATACCAGCGCCAAACGACTCCTGCCATGTCCATCGGCGCGCCGTCGGCCCAGATGCGCCCGATCCCTGAAATTGGTCCTTCACACAGTGCGACCGCAAAGGACGAGTAATAGAGATACTCGGTCGTCGTGACCGTCGGGCCGCGCCGGCGACCGCCCTTGCCGCCCCCGCCCTGGGTCTCGGTCGTCACGATCTCCTCGCGGAAATCGGTGGCCCAGATGATGTTGCCCCCGAGGCGCATCCGCCCGAAGAGGCGCGGCAAGACCGTGCCCTCGGTCGCAGAGGTGATCCGCAGACCGTCCAGGCGCGCGCCCTCGATGCGCTGGCCGGGTGTCAGCGACGCCAGCAGATAGCTGTCGACCACCGAGCCGATCGAGGAACCGACCAGCCCCCCGATGGCGGCCCCGGACAGGCCGAGGATGGTGCCGCCGAAGCCCGCGCCCAGCGCGGAGCCGACAGCACCGAGGACGAGGGTCGCCATGTCATGACCTCTCCGAAGGTGAAGGAAAGAGGAAGGCCAAGGCGATGCGCCGCGCCCATGCGGTCGTGAGCGGTTCCTCGACCACGCCGAGGCCTTCGTAGGAATGCAGGAACGTGGCCGGTCCGCTGACTGGCCCGGTCAGGATGCCGATGTGCTTCGCGATGGCCCCGCGCCGCATCCGGAACAGGACCAGCGCCCCCGGCCCGGCCTCCGCAACCGGCACCATCAGCATCCACCGCCCCGCGCCGTCGGCGAGAACTTCGAAGGGTCCGGCCTCACCCCAGTCCCGGCTGTAGGGCGGCACCGGCAAAGGCTCAGGGCCCACCACCTCGCGCCAGACTCCGCGCGCCAGCCCGAGGCAGTCGCAGCCTGCGCCTTTGACGCTGGCCTGATGGTGGTAGGGCGTGCCGAGCCAGGCGCGGGCGGCGGCGATCACGCGGGACGGATCGGCGGGCATCAGAGCACCGCGCCCTGATTGCTGCCGTCGCGGACCGCATAGCGCAGGACCGCGTCTTGCCCCGGGATCGTCGGAAAACCCCGGAAGTTGACCGCGTTCGCGAACTTCGCCGCGCAGGTGTCGATCCGCTTGTCGCATCCGGCCCGGATCGTGAAGGCGTGCCCGACCGCGATTGCACGGACCGGCTCGCCCAGAAGCGTGATCGTCACGTCGCTGCCCGCGTTCTCGTGGATCGTGACTTCCGTCCGCCGCCCGGCATTCGGCCCGCTCGTCCATTCGACGGTGCCGAAACTGAAGAGGTTGTCGGCAAAACTCCCGAGGCCGGAGGCAAGGAAGGCCCGGTCGCGCAGCAGGGTGATCACTGCCCCGGTGCCCTTGTAACCCGCCGCCTCCAGGTTGACGCCGCAGCGCGCGTCGCCAAGGGCGGCATCGCAAGCGGTCTGGAATGTGCGCCCGACTGTCTGCCCGAGCGCGTGCGCCATGCTGCGCACCTCGGCCACGAAGGCCATCCGACCGCGCCTGATCTGGCCGACGTTGCCTTGCCGCACCAGCACGCGCTGCGCCGTGTCCGCCCAGTTGACCCGCCAGGCCTCGACCGCCGCGTTGTCCCAGCGCCCGTCGAGGATGTCGGTCTCGGTGATCCGGCCCGACATCAGCACGCCCTCCGCGTCCTGCGCGTCGACGGACAGGTCCGAGCCCGAGCGGACTTCCGAGGCGATCAGCCCGCTGTCGGGCTCGAAACTGGTGCCAAGGAAGAACAGCGTGCGGTCGTGATCGGTGAAGCCGAGGACGACACCGTCGGCCCGCGTGATCCGCCAGCACCACGCAAGCGTGGTCGTGCCGTCGTCCAGATGAGCCTGCAGCGGGGCGGGGAGGGATTTCATGATGAATGGACCTTTTCCTTTCGGTCCCATCTTTCCGATGGTCCGGGATTGATTTGTAAAGCGTTCGTCTTTACAGTTGCGATTGAAGTCAGACAGGAGGTGCCATCATGGTTGCCGCACATCGCAAGGATGAGGCCGCGCGCCGGTTGCTGATCAATCTGCGGGTCCCGCCAAGGGACCGCGATCTGATCGACCGTGCCGCCGAGTCTCTCGGGAAGAACCGCTCGGAATTCATGCTGGATGCCTCTCGGCAGGCAGCCGAGGACACGCTGCTGGATCGGTCGCACTTCCGCCTCGACGCGGACCGCTTCGGGGCGTTCCTTGCGCAGCTGGATGCACCTCTCGCGCCGAACGCCCGGCTGCGCGCGCTTCTCGCGACGCCCGCGCCTTGGGAGACGTGACCGGCACCGAGCCGCTCAGGCCACCGGAATTTCTGGCGGATCACCACCGGCTTGACGGCTTCACCTCGGGAGCCTCCACTCTTGATGCTTGGCTGGTGCGCAAGGCACGCACCAATCAGGTCTCGGGGGCGTCGCGGACCTACGTTCTGTGCCGGGGCGACCGGGTGGTCGGCTTCTACGCACTTGCCGCCGGATCGGTCGGCCATGACCTTGTGCCGCGCAAGCTCAGGCAGAACATGCCCGATCCGATCCCGGTCATCGTCCTCGGTCGGCTGGCGATCGATGTCTCCGAACAGGGCGCAGGGCTCGGACGGGCGCTTTTGCGCGACGCGCTCCTTCGCATCTCGGCGGCCGCGCGGGAGGTCGGGATCGCTGCCGTCCTTGTGCACGCCTTGAACGACAGGGCGCGCGACTTCTATCTTGCCTGCGGTTTCACCGAGTCCGTGGTCGCGCCGATGACGCTCACGGCCCGGATCGCAGAGATTGAGGCAATTCTCGGCAAAAGCTGAAGCCTTCATCGTCTGATCTCAAACAGCGGAATCGAGGTGATCGAGCCGAGGCGCTCGATGTCGAGGTTCACGTCCAGGGAGTCGCTGTCGAAGCGCACCGGCACGTCGAATTCGAAGCCTGCCGCGACCGCGACGCCCGATCCTGGTGCCGTGGTGAAGCTGACGATCCCGGTCGTCGTGTCGACCGTCCAGCCCGACAACTGCTCCACGCCGCCAAGTGCCACGCGAACGGTTCCAGCCACCGGCTTGACGATGGTCCGCGTCCAGGACTGCGCGCCGGAGGCGTAGGTCTTGGCAAGCTGGAAGAAGCGGTTCGATCCGGTGCCGGTCCCGATGGGCTGGTCGGCGAAGCCCCGCGCCGCCGAGGGCACGCAGGACTTGAAATCCGACCAGTCCTTGAAGCGGAAGCCATAAAGCCTCCCGTTGCGTGCCTCGAAGAAGGCCACCACCGCCGCCAGATCGTCGGCCCGCCGGACGCCAAAGGAGACATCGTAGCGCCGCCGGGAATTGGCCCAGGAGGCGTTGCGCTCCTCGTCGCCCGAGGACAGCGCTACGATCTGGGTGCGCCGTTCCGGCCCGCCCCGCGCCCCGCGGCTGATCGTGTCCGGGAACCGGACCTCGTGAAACGCCATCAGAGGTTCCTCCGCCCGGCCTGCACCGCACGCGCGATATCCGCGTTCGGCCGACGGAACGTCCCCCGGACGTTCCGCTCTTCGGCCTCACCTTGACTGCGCGATTGCCGGAAGCTTTGCGCGCCGCGGCGGCTGCCATGTGAGAGTACATGCCTATTCATGGTTATCGCTCACAGTCCTCTCCGCCCGGCCTGGACGGCGCGCGCGATATCTGCCGCAACCTGACTGCGGGATTGCCGGAAGCTTTGCGCGTCACGCGCCTGAATGGTGACGTTGACCGACGGCTGGCCGTAGCCCCGGGCCTCGTCGCGCGACAGCACCCGCTCGCCGCGCTGCAGGATCGCGGGCACCTCATCGGCGGCAAGGCCTGCCCAGCCGCCGGAATGCATCCGCGGCGCGCCGAGGAAGGTGGCAGCCGGGACGGCCCGGGTCACCCCGCCCGCGCCGACCGTGCCGCCCTCGTGGAACACGCCCGCCAGCGCCTGGCCGACCGCGCCACTGCCCAACGCGCCCGACAGCACGCCCGCCAGCGGTCCGAGAATGAACCGGCGCGCGCCAAGCTTGGCCAGATCGGCGATCATGCTGGTGACAAGGCTGCCGAAATCCAGCTTGCCGGTCTTCACGAAATTGCCGATCGCGTCTTCGGCGGAGCGGAAGGCGCCCACAAGGCTCGCGCCGATGTCCTTGCCGATGTCGCGCGCGCTGGCCGCGTACTGATCGAGGGCCTCGACGGCCAGCGCCCAGCCCGCTGTGGCCGCTTCGCCGCCCTGGCCTGCATCCTGCCCGGCTTGACGGACGGCCCCGCCCGCGCGGCCGGCGGCGGGCACGACGGCCTCTGCCCCGGCGGCGACCTGCTCGAACTTCGTGGTCATCAGCTCTTCGGCATTGGTGATGGCAAGGTCGGCCAGAGTGTTCTCTGCGTCCAGCTTTTGCAGCGCCAGCCGGTCCAGCTTGGTGCCCTCGCGGTAGGCCTCCACCATGTCCGGGGTGACGCCGGACTCAGCGACGCTGCGCGGGCCGATGTTCACGTAGTCGGACAGGGTGCCACCCGCCCGGTCGGTGCCGGTGAAGCGGATGTCGTTCTGCATGCCGCCGATGATCCGCGACAGTTGGTTGTTGCGCTCGGCCGCGATGCCGTCGCGCAGGTTGGTGGCAGACTCGGCACCCTCCTTCCGCCGGATGCGCAGGAGTTCCAACTCGACCGCGAGGATCTGCTTGCGCGCCTCGAATTCCGCCGCCGAGTTCGCGATCACCAGCGCCGCCGCCGAGGACGACGCCCCGCCGGTCTGGGAAATCGCCGCGTTATAGGCGCGCTGCGTTGCCTCAAGGGCCGAGACGGCACTTTCCACCGCGCCGATGGACCCGCCTGCGCCGAGCATCTCCTCGACCACCGCGGCGGTTGCGTCCGCCGTGTCGAAGAGGGAGGCTGCGAAGGGGATGAAGATCGCCGCCGCCGCACCGGCCACGGCCCCCATGACCCCCAGGCCGCCCAGGAGTTGCGGCAGTTGCTGCGCGAGCGCCCGGCTGGCGCTGGTCCCACCCGCGATCTGCACAGCGAGGTCCTGAATCTGGAAGGCGGTGTTGGCGATCGCGGCACGGCCCGAGCCGCTGGCGCGTTCGATCTGGCTGAAGGCATGCGCGCCATCGCGGCCGACCTTGCGGAAGGCGTCGCTTCCGGTCGTCCCGATCCGGCGCAGCTGATCCTCGACTTGCTTGCCGCCAACAACACCAAGGCGGACGGAGACTTTCCGTTCAGCCATCAATCCGTCCTCCCTTGTCCGCTTGCCCTCGGGCCTGTTCATTCATCCGCCGCACCATCACGGCCTCGATGCCGGGCAGCCATTCGGCGACAAGGCGCGCCTCCACGCCCAGCGCCCGGGCGAGTTCAAAGGCGGCACCCATGTCGATGCCGACGACAGCGCCCGGGATCACCCGCATCTGGCCGCCGAGGCGCTGCACAAGGTCCCAGACCTGCCAGCCCTCGGCAGTGCGCGGCTGGTTCAGCCGGGCGGGGCAGTCGGCGCAGCGCCGGGGACAGGCGGCGCAATATCCGGCGCCCCCGCCGAAGTGCCAGTCGGCAAGGGCGCAGAGCCGTTTCCCTCGTCACCGAGCAGCAGCCAGCGGGCGATGAAACGCTCGTTGAATGCCTCGTAGATCGGCCAGAGATCGAAGAGCGCGTTGATCGCCGTCTCGTCCGGTTCGATCACGTTCCCCTCGGCATCGCCGACACCCTCCCAGGACAGGATGGTCCGGCGCGCAATCGCCTTGACGAGGGCGGCAGCGATCTCCTGCGCCTCGGCGTCGATCAGGTCGTCGGCCTCGAGATCGGCGCGCGCGGCCGAAAAGATCGCCGCGGTCAGCGGGCGGATCAGAACGGTCACGCCATGGGTGAGGTCGAGCCATTCAGGCTCGCGGGACAGGGTCAGGCTGATCATGGTCAGTAGCTCGCGACAGAGTTGGTGAGGACGGCGGTGCACATGCGAGCAGGGGAGATGGCGCGGGCCCCCTGCCAGTCGAAGGTCGCCTGAATGCCGCCGGGGCCTTCGATGGCGATCCGGGGACGCGGCAGATAGACGGCATGGGCGGTGAAGCTGAAGGCGGCGTTGGCGCCCTGGCTGTAGGCGAAGATCAACTCGCAGGGCGTGCCCGCGATAGCCTGGTTGTAGAGCGTGAGATCGTCGAATCGCGCCTCAAGCGTGCCGGTCAGCGATGCAATGGACGGGTCCGCGCCTTCGATCCGTCCGTCGGCGCGAATGCTGTCGATCCGGTCGAGATTGTTGGCATAGGCAATCCGGGCGGAGAGGATGTTGCCGATGGGCGCCCCGTTGCGCTGGATTGACCCGTTGAAATGCCCAAAGCGGGCCAGCGACAGCGATGTCGGCGCACCGGCTGCCGTGGCGGCCGCAACCACCTCGTTCTGCGCGACCAGTGTCGCCGTGGCGGTGAGAAGTCCCGACCGGCGCATCTCCCAGGAGAGGCCGTCGACCACGCAGCCGGAATACATCGCAAAGCGCGGCACCTCCGGCATCTGCGTCTCGATGGCAAGGCTCGGCAGGGTCCAGCCGCCGGACTGGAAGGTATGGACCTTCGGCACCGTGCCGGTGGTGACCGGCGAGCCGAAGGCGCCTTTCAGCCAGAAGCCGAAGTTCTCCACATCGATCGGGATCACCACGTCGCCGTCGGCGGTGAAGGCATCGCGGAGCGGGGCCTGCGGATCGCGACCGTAGCCGAGAAGTTCCGAGGCCAGCAGCGGCTGCTCGCTGCCAAGGGTGGTCGAGGCGAAGGGGACAAAACGGTATCCCGTCGCCGGCGCTGTGCCGTAGACTGTCTCGAAGGCGAGCGCCATCTGCGCCCGCGCGCCCTGTGCGCGTGCCATCGTCGGACTCCTCTATATGTATACTGTGTGGATCAGAGCGGATTGGCGGTCGAATAGGTCAGGATCACCGCGACCGTCGCGGCCTTGATCGGCTCGCCGCCCTCGGCTGTGATCTCCACGGGTTCCGGGGCCTCGGCCTCGCACCAGTCGCAAAGCCCGCCCAGCGTCCGGTCGACGGCGATCCGGGCCCCGATGGCAGCGCAGAGCGCATCGAAGGCCGCGTCGCGCCCCGAGGCTTTCTGGATCAGCACGTCGATCCCGGCGCGATGTTCGTAGTGATAGCGCAGCGGCGACAGGGTGACTTCGGGTTGCCCCGGATCGCCGTCGCGGAGGATCACCATCCCGCCCGCTGGGATGCGACCGGGCAATGGTTCGTTCCGCAGCACCCGCGCGCCGGGGATGCTGGCGAGGACCAGCCGCAAGGACTCGAGGATCGTCTCGCGCGTACTCATCGGCGGGTTCCTTCCGGCCAGTTGGCGAGGATCAGGCCCGGCAGGCGGTTCTGCCAGGCGATGGCCGCCTTGCCGAGGTCGAGGCGCTTTGCCAGCTTCACCTGTGGCACCAGCAGGAACACCGGGACGGTCTGCGCGCCGGTGAGGGTGCCGTCGCGCCGCCGCCGCCCGCCTTTCGAGGCGGCAAGGCCGCGGCTGTTCAGCCGCGCATCGTCGGCGACCAGCAGGCTGGGCCGCCCGCGCCGATAGACGAAGCGCAGCCGCCGTCCGGTGCGCTGTTCCCAACCGCCCGGGGTGATCCGCTTGCCGCCTGCGCCCCTGGCCCCGGCTGCCGCCAGCGGGATCGCCAGCCAGAAGCCGTCGGCGGAGCGGATCAGCGCGCCCCGGTCGAAGGCATCGATGATCTCGCTCGCCTTGCTCCAGACCAGCGCTGCCGCGCGTAATGAGGTGCCGGACTGCGGATAGACCTCGCGCCGGATCGTGCGGGCCAGTTTGGGGCCAAGTCCCGCCGCCGCGATCTGCGCGCGCCAGTCGGCCTGCAATCCCGCGCCCGCCGCCGCCACGCCGCGCGTGACGGCGGATTTGCCCTCGGCCACGGAACTGCCGGTGATCTCCACGAAGTCGCCTTCGACGCGAACGGAGAGCCTCACAGCGCCCGCGCCTCTGCCGACCAGACCAGCCGGTCGGCATCACGGACCGGATCGGCCCGGACTTCGAACAGCACTCCGTTGACCTCGATCGTGTCACCGGAGGCAAGGTCCGGCGCATCGGCAACACAGACCGCGATCAGCACCGTATCCGTGACGAAGCGGCCCTCGCCGAAGGCGGCGACCTGATCCGGTGCGGATCGGATGACGCGGATGGCGACACCATTGCCGATGCCGCCCGGGCGGTAGAGGGCATCCACGGCGATGTTCGGGTCGCGAAACAGCGCGGACGTCGCGGCAGTGAACGCCGTCACGGCGTGATGCCCGCGCCGTTCAGGCGCACGCGTCCGATCGTATCCGCCGCGAGCTGTGCCCGCGTCGCGATGCCGATCAGGATGTTGGTGGCCGCGACGTTGGTGCAGGCCGTGCCCGTCCAGTAGATCAGCGCGCCTGCGGTCCATGCTTGGGCTGCAGTCTTTGGCAGATCATGGACCCCGGTCAGATTGATCGGGCCCTCGGTGCCGCTGGCGATATCGTTCGCAGCCACACCGAAGATGCGGCCCACCTGGACACCCGCGCCGGAGGCGACTGCGGTGCCCGCCGTGATGACGATTGTGTCGCCTTCCTGAATGTAGTTCTTCGCCATGTCTTGGCTCCTTGAGGGGGAAAAGGGTCAAGCGTCAGATGCCCGCGTTGCGCAGCATCCCGCGCCAGTCGATCGCCTTGGTGGCGAAGTCGTGGCGGGCCTTGATCTCGATGCCGTCGACCTCGAAACCGGTGCGGGTCTCGGTGTAGGGGCCGGTATTGCCCTCGAGATAGCCGTATTCCACCGTGTCGATCCGCGAGGGATCGGCGACGAGGAACCACGGATCGGCACCTGCCGCCGGGATCAGCCGTGGCTCCTCGATGGGTTCCAGCCGCCCGGCGAAGGCGTTCACGCCCGCGACCGCCATCGGCGTCGTGGCGGTCACGTTCTTCCGCGCTTCGACCGACCGGGTGCCGGGCGGCGTGATGATGTAGCGCGGCTGGATCGAGATCTGTCGCCCCTCGAGCCCGCGCTGGTTGCCGAAGAGCCGATAGGCTTCGGCCAGTGAGGCCTCGGTGATGGCCGCCGCCGTCCCAAGGTTACCGTGGCCGGCGACGAAGAGGGCGAGACCGTCGCCCATCAGCGGGTTCGTGGTCAGGATCGAATAAACCAGATCGCTTTCGAGATCGGCGGCCGAGGCGCCGAAGGCCGACGGCACCCGGGTGAAGGCATCGAGATCGTCGTTGATCAGCGTCTGCCGGGTGATGCCGACGATCCGGCCATAGGTCAGGAGCGAATAGACTTCACGGCCCTCGCCGATGGTCCCATAGGTGAATTCCCCGGACTCCGGCACGCGCTGCAGATCGGGTGCGCCGCCAAGCTGGGTGCGCTGCACCTGCTTGAAATCGGTGATCGTCGCCTGGCGGGCCCAGGCGGTGAAGGTGCGGGGCGTGGAGTCATAGGCCGAGCGCAGCGTCTTGTTCGCGACGTTGGCGAGCAGGAAGGGAAAGTCCGCGGTGGCATGATAGCCGACCGAAGCCCGGCCCATCAGCGCCTCGGTGGCCAGTTCCATTTTCGACATGCCGCGGGTGTTGACCCCCCGGCGCTCGACCGCGATCCGCGCCATTTCCATCAGGGTCAGGCCCCGGAACTCGAGGGCATCGGTGGAAAGTGGCGTCCGCCCCGGCTCGTGGCGGTGCAGCAGCGCTTCGGTCACGGCATCGCGAAAGCCCAGATCGGTGGACGAAGGCCCGCCGACGCGCGCCGGAGTGATCTCTGCCCCACGCGTGGTCGGGTTCTGCGCGACGAGCCGGTCGAGGATCGCCGAGCGGGCGGCGTCCAGCGCCACACCCCGCGCGATCAGGTCCGCGCCGAACTCGAGGCCGAGGCCGTGCCGCTGGCAGAGCGTGGTGATCTCGGCAGCGCGCTGGCGCTCCTCCGCCCGGATCGTGTCGGCGGAGGGGGCCGTGGGTGCCGGGGACGGGCTGATGGCTGCGTGGGTTTCGACGGTGGCCGTCGTGCGGACGACGTCGGTCTCGGCGCCCGGAGGCAGGGTATCATTCGGCATCGCTGCCTCCTTTTGATGGGCCGCATCGGCGGCGGGGGTGTCGTTTCGGGTGAGTGTGCAGGGTGCGAGGGCGGCTGCGCCGGAATTGGGTCCGGCCCCGGCGGCGCGGATATGCGCGCCGGGATCGGCGGGCATGGCGACGGCAGAGACCTCCATCGGCTCCCAGTCGACGGCGCGCCAAAGCTCGCGCTGGCCCTCGCGCTTGGTGATCTCGTAGCGGTGGACGCGGTAGCCGACGGAGACATGGCGGACGGTCTTTTCCAGAATGCGGTGCACGGTGTCGGCGGCATCCGGGGCGGATGTCAGGCG